CCATCAACTTGATAAAGATATGCAATATTCGTTTTATCTAAATACTCTTAGGAAACGGAAGAGATTTTCTCCCTGGCTCCGAAAGGATAAGGTCAAAGACTTAGAATGTGTAAAACAATACTATGGATATAGTAATGAAAAAGCATCTCAAGCACTGAAAATCCTGACACAAGAACAACTTACTTTCATTAAAAAACGACTTGATATTGGAGGAACAAAATGACTACTACGGTAGAACCTACTGTTGAATGGTCTCAAGACCAAATGGTAGAAGTAATTCTTAATGAACCTGATGACTTTCTGAAAGTTCGTGAAACTTTGACTCGCATCGGAGTTGCATCAAGAAAGGAGAAAAAACTGTATCAATCTTGCCATATTCTTCATAAACAGGGTAGATATTTTATCGTTCACTTTAAGGAACTGTTTGCCCTCGATGGTAAACACGCAAATCTTACTGTAAATGATGTTCAACGTCGCAATCGTATTGTACGTCTTCTCGCTGATTGGGGACTAATTACTGTTGTCAAAGAAGATTCTGTAGCAGATATTGCACCACTCAATCAAATCAAAGTTCTTGCATATAAGGACAAAGGTGATTGGATTCTGGAACAAAAGTACAATATTGGTAAAAAGACAAAAGTAGTGGAAACTGAATAATTTTGTAGGGAGTTCAACACTCCCTTTTTTTGTGTATGTTGTATAATTAGTATTGGACGCCGAAAGGGTCCCACAAAACACAAACTCGCTTTTAAAGGAGCTACTATAATGACTAACCTCACAAGGTATACTGCTGCGGATCTTCCTGCCTTGATGGAAAGAATCACCCGCAATAGCATTGGAATGGACGAATATTTTGATCGTCTATTCAATCTTCACGAAACTACAACAAATTATCCTCCTTATAATCTAGTCCAAATAAATAATGTTGAATCCCATTTGGAACTCGCACTCGCTGGATTCAAGAAAGGAGAGGTAAATGTTTTCACAGAATATGGAAAACTTTTTGTCGAAGGACAAAAAGCAGATACCGAATCGGATAGGACGTTTATCCACAAGGGAGTGGCTAGCAGAAGTTTTAAACGAGCGTGGACTTTATCCGACGACACAGAAGTACGCGAAGTCACATTTGAAGACGGACTTTTACGGATCGTACTTGGGAAAATAGTTCCAGAGCATCACGCTCGTAAGGATTATCTATAAATAAATCTGAATATCGTCGGCGCAGGGGAACGACTGGCAAAATCCAGTTGACTTCCCCTCTTTTTATTGCTATAATAACTAGAGGTATGAGAGTAAAATGACGGTAAAGTTGTCACTATTAAAGTCTGGAGAAGATGTTATTGCAGACATCCAGGAAATGATTATTGGGGAAGGTGAAAATCAAAGAGTTGTTGGATATTTTTTCGAAAAACCTTGTGTAGTAAAAGTACTTGCAAAAACTTTTGATGATGAAAATGGAGAGACTAAAACTCCGTGTCAACTGCAATTGACACCTTGGATGCCACTTACCAATGATTCTAAGATTCCTCTTCCATCTGATTGGGTTGTTACTATAGTTGAACCCATCCCTCAATTGAAAGAAATGTATGAAAATGGAGTAAAAAATGTCAAAAACGATCAAAATTCTATTTCTGATGAACAACCAGATTCTGATAAGTCAGATTGAAGAAGTTGGGGCTGATATTGGAGAGCCAGATTGCAAATTGGTAGATCCATTTCTAATAAAGAATGACCAAACATTGGAACCATTTTTAATGGGAGTTACAAAACAAAATACATTTATGATGAATTCGGATAAGATTCTTACACTTGTTGATCCAACTCCAACTCTACTTGAAAAATATGAGGATTTGATTAAAGAATGACACAACGCTTTTACACTAATGTTCAATTGATTGGAAATCAGTTTTTGGTTCGCGGAGTAGAAAATGGTAAAAGATTTGAGACGCGGGATGAGTTCTTCCCAACTCTTTATGTGAAGACTAAAAAAGATTCTAAGTATAGAACATTAAGTGGGGAAGCAGTAGAACCTGTCAAACCTGGAACTGTAAAAGATTGTCGTGAATTTTATAGTAAATATGAGAATGTGGATGGGTTTGAAATTTATGGAAACGATCGTTATATCTATCAATACATTTCAGAAAAATATCCAGAAGATGAGATTAAGTTTGATATTAGTAAAATCAAACTTGTAACACTGGATATTGAGGTTGCTTCAGAAGGAGGATTTCCTGACGTAGAATCTGCTTCGGAAGAAATATTATCCATCAGTATACAGGATTATACTACTAAAAGGATTACAACTTGGGGAGTTAAACCCTTTAATAATAATCGTAAAGATTTGACATATCACTATTGCCCTTCTGAGTATGAACTTCTTAGTCATTTTATAAATTATTGGATGGTTGATGTTCCCGATGTGATTACTGGGTGGAACATTCAAATGTACGACGTTCCTTATATTTGTAAAAGACTTAATCGTGTTCTTGGTGAGAAGTTGATGAAACGTTTCTCTAATTGGGGACTTGTGACTGAAGGTGAAGTATTCATCAATGGTCGCAAGCACACGACATTTGATATTGGTGGTTTGACTCAACTTGATTATTTGGATCTTTATAAGAAGTTTACTTATAAGGTTCAAGAGTCATATCGTCTTGATTATATTGCTGAGGTTGAACTGGGTCAGAAAAAACTTGATCACTCTGAGTTTGATACTTTTAAAGATTTCTACACAAAAGGTTGGCAAAAGTTTATTGAATACAATATCGTTGACGTAGAGCTTGTTGACCGTTTGGAAGACAAGATGAAACTGATTGAACTTGCACTTACGATGGCATATGACGCTAAGGTGAACTATGCTGATGTATTTTATCAAGTTCGGATGTGGGATAATATCATTTATACTTATCTCAAGAAGAGAGATATTGTAATTCCACCACGAAATAAGGAACGTAAAGATGAAAAGTATGCTGGTGCTTATGTAAAAGAACCGATTCCTGGTATGTATGATTGGGTAGTGAGTTTTGACTTGAACTCTCTATATCCACACCTGATTATGCAATACAATATTTCTCCAGAAACTCTTATTGAAGAGAAACATCCTACAGTAAATGTAGATAAGATTCTGAATAAAGATCTTACCTTCGAGATGTATAAAGATTATGCAGTGTGTGCAAATGGAGCAATGTATCGTAAGGATGTTCGCGGTTTTCTACCTGAATTGATGGAGAAGATTTACAATGAACGTGTGATCTTTAAAAAAAAGATGCTTGCTGCAGAACAAGAATATGAGAGAACAAAGAATAAAGAGTTAGTCAAGGAAATCGCTCGCTGCAACAATATTCAAATGGCACGTAAGATTCAACTCAATTCTGCTTATGGTGCCATTGGCAACCAGTATTTCCGTTACTATAAACTAGCAAATGCTGAAGCGATTACTCTTTCGGGGCAAGTATCAATTCAGTGGATTATGAATAAAATGAATTCTTATTTAAATAAAGTTCTTAAAACTGAAGGTGAAGATTATGTCATTGCTTCTGATACTGACTCTTTGTATATCAATATGGGTCCTCTGGTTGAAAGTGTATTCAAAGGCAGAGAGAAAACTACTCAAGGCATTGTTTCGTTCCTTGATAAGGTCTGTAATGTGGAATTTGAAAAGTATATTGAAAGTTCTTACCAAGAATTGGCAAACTATATAAATGCTTACGACCAAAAGATGGTTATGAAGCGAGAGTGTATTGCTGAACGTGGCATCTGGACTGCAAAGAAGAGGTACATTCTTAGTGTGTGGGATAGTGAAGGTGTTCGTTATGAAACACTTAAACTGAAGATTAAAGGTATTGAGGCAATTAAATCTTCTACTCCTGCACCTTGTCGTAAGATGTTGAAGGAAGCGTTTAATATTTTGATGAGCGGAAGCGAAGATAGTATGATTCAGTTTATTGAAGATTGTCGATATAAATTTAGGAAGTTACCTCCAGAGCAAATGTCATTTCCACGCTCAGTATCTGATGTTCAAAAATACTCATCTTCATCTGATTTATACATTAAAGGAACTCCTATCCATGTTCGTGGAGCACTTTTGTTTAATCATTATATTAAACAAAATAAACTAACAAACAAATATTCTCTCATTCAAAATGGAGAGAAAATTAAATTTGTTTATCTTAAAAAACCAAATAT